GTCGGTAATGCCCTTAACGAGTTCCAGTGTCCCCGCTTGACCCGCTTCGTAAAGCAACGCTCGAACGGATGTTTTTAACGCTTCAACTTTCTTTTGCAGGGTGTCCATTGTCTTGGCATTTTCTTCCATCGAGTAGCCCTCTGCGTTAATCAGGCCGTTTGTGACTTCCTGCACTCGGTTGTAGTTATTCATTAAGGCAATAAAGTAGTTCCGACGGTGCATTCCTGCGGCGGCTTGTGCGGCGGCTCTTTCCTCAATCGTTGTTCCGATTTCGGCTGTTTCATTGAGCGATTCAAGGGTTGTCTGATATTCGCCCGAAGCGTCATTCAGTTCGTTAAGGGTGTCAACCAATTCGGAGTTAGCACCGATAAACGAAGTCCGGGCGGTTTCATCCCATTTTTGCCACGATGCCGCAAGATTATCAAGAATTTTGTTTATCGGCAACAGTGTACCTTTTGCTCTGTCGGCGTACACATCAATGCCGAGGCTCTCAAATGTATTTAGCGATGATGCTCTTTGTATGTAAGAAATGATGGACTTATAGGCATTACCGATGTTTGCCCCGCTTGCCCCCGTGGCTTCGGACAGCACAGTGATTATGCCTATCATATCGTCAAGGTCTTGCCCAGATGCTCTCGCCGTTCCTGCCACCTTTTGCAAGGCTTCAATGATTGTGGCACTGTCAACGGCAAAGTTATCGGCGGTAATATTAACCTTGTCGATAAGTAAGTCAAGATTGTTGAGAGCGTATTCTTCCGACCACCCCAACTGCTTCATAATCGCAATCAGCCCGGATGTGGCTTGGTTCGCATCAAGTTCGGCGGTGTTCAGTGCGACAAGAGCCTGTTTCATCAGCCCAAGACTTTCTGCGCTGTCATACCCCGCTTGTGCAAAACGCTTTGTTATGCTAACGGCATCCTCGAAAGTGGCACCATAGGCAATCGCTATGTTGTAAATATCCTGTGTGTACTTGTGCGTATCCAGTTGTGCTTCGTTAAGAATTCTGGTAATTTCGACAACAGCGTATTCGGTGTCTTTTATGACTTCGTAAACCTGCCCCGGAATTCGGAACAGAGTATTGGTGATGCGGAAAGCGGCAGTCCAATAAACCTTATCAATAACTTTCTGGTAAAAGCTCTCGCCCTTTTTACGCGCCTTATCAAATGATTCGCCTGTTTTTTCTGCGGCTTTTCCAACTTCATTAAAGTTCTGCGTTATTGTACCACCGGCAGATTGCCAAACCTTTTCATATTCCTGTGTGCCTTCAACAGCTTCGCCAACGTTTTTATCAATCAGACGATAGGTTTCGACAATCTTATTGCCGCTGCCGTCAATGACGGTTGCAGTAGCCTTAAAAGCATCGCCCATCTCGTCAAATCCGTACTTGAACTGCGACACCTTGCCTTGTTGTGCCAGTAACGCTTGTAAGGACTTAACCGCTTCATCGACGCTTTTGTATGACATTTCCGGCAACTTCAAAACGCTTTCGCCACTATTGTCTTTAAGTACACCGTTCCACTGTCGCTTTAAGTTTTTGGCGGCGTTTTCGGTTGCTTTTCCGAGGTCGGCAAATTGCTTATGAATTTTTGATACATCAAAATCTAACGAGGCTATATGCTTTGCTTCAAAATTGTTATTTTCAGCCATTTGCTAACTCTCCTTTGTTTTAACCGTTAAACTCCCCAAAATGCCCTTATGTCGTTCAAGTCGTTTGCGTCAAATGTTTTTCTGTCGTTGGGGTTCTTCGCTTTTTCTTCGTCGCTAATCTGAACGCCTTTTTCGCCATTGTCGCCATCTCCATCTTTGTCTTCCGGCTCATACGGCACACCATGATGTTCGCAAAGCCTATAATGCAGTCCGTCCCTCAACACCACGATGTCTGGGTAGTTCATCGCCCTAACTTCATCGAGCGTGTACCCATAATGATAACAAATCAAACTGTATAAATCTCTTTTGTTCGCCTGTGCTTTTTCCGCATTGGATTTGACGTATTCCTCAATAGCCCTTCGCTTTTCTTCGTCCGTTTTACCTTCAAGGCTATAAAAAAATTCTTCAATTTCCTTGCTTGTCTTTGAATCCAATGCGGTCACATAAAACCCGACAGTTCACAAATATAAATAAGCAGTCTTGCAATATCTTCTTTGCTCAACAGCAGTTCTTTTTCAAGTTCGTAATACCGAATCGGTCTTGTCGTACCCGATATGTCAACCGTAACAAGTTTTTCAAGCCATTCAGCAAGTTTTTTACCCATCGGGTATCTTGCGTACCGCCTGTAATCTTTGAAAAACCACTCACAAAATTTTATTTTAATCGTTTTGAATAATGGATATTTATTCGGGTTTCCATTCTCGTCAAAATCGCTAAATAACCGAACAAGGAGGAGCGAGGTCTGTACTCGCCCCTCCGCCTTTGCCATTCGTTGTGCTTCGGTCATTAACGCATAAAACGGAATGGTTTCCGTGCCATCAACAGGCTTAACTCTGAAAGTCAAACCGTTAGCCTTGAATATTCCGCGCTTATCTTCAACTCGGTAGGTTGACAATATTTCGTCGATGTGATTTTTTAATTCGTCCCTTACTTCGTCTTTTTCGCTCATGCTCTTTTACCTTTCAACGAATGGCTTTTATTTCAATCGGTTTTACCCTATCGGGTCAATCTTGAGGTCGTGTGCCTTGTGGCCCGAACGAGGCTTCTTCGCATTAAGGCTAAAAGTCCACGCACCACCCGGCTGATTGCTCTGGTTCGGCAGAGTTACATTCGCAACCGATACTCTGTCGATGGTGCTAACAGTGCGGTACTGCTGACTTTCGTTTGCACTACATACGTCACCGATAATCTTAACTTGGAACACAGGCAGGGTAGGAGTTTCGGGTGCTTGAACCTGAACAACATTAGTCCCCTGATATATAACATCAACCACAACTTCTTTGCCTGCGTCGGCAGATGCAAATGTCACGGTCTTGGCGGTAGTATCAAACTTGAACTGTCCGGCAGACGGGGCTACTGTGGTAGAGGTAAACACAGTACCATCGTGGTCGCTGACAAAAATCTGCGGTACATCGTCAACAGAGATGGGCGGTGTGTCGGTGAGGTCGAGCGCGTCAGTTCCGATATTATGCTTCACAATCGTTTCCATGCTGTTGTCGGCATCAGAGCCGGTTAGGTATGTGTAACCGTGGAGCATGGCATCGAGTTTGGGACTGTAAGTATTGAGGGTAATGTCGTATCCGACCACTTCGTTGGTAACATAGGTGTGCGCAGGGTGTGTATCGTTGCCGTCATTCATGTCAACCGTGGTGGTTGATTTGGTCTTACGAATCGTATCAACAACACCCGCCTCAACATACTGTTCCGACTTGTCGGGTACTCCGTTGGCATAAGGTATGAGTATAAATGTACCCGCCTTTTTATAAATAAGTTCCTGCGAAAGAGTGGTATTTGCCATTTGCTTTCTCCTTTTTGTTAGGATTTAATTTTTCCAAAAATTGTATTGTAAACACCAAATTCCTCGCCCCTCGAATACAGCGTGGATTGAGAAATGGTGATTACGCCTAAATTTCTTAAAGGTTTTACTTCGTGCGTGTTGCCTATCGGCACATGGTTCAAGAGGTTGTGTATCTGTTCGGATATCTTGTCGGCTTTCTCGCACATCGGGGGGATGTTCGCTACAAGCACATCAATCTGGTACACGCTGTTGACAATGATTCTGTTTCCTGTGGCTTCGGACGGTCTGTCATAAATCATAATGTAAATCTTTGAACTGTCAAAGTCCTGTGGCAAGTCCTTTTGATTCAGCACATTCTTTGCGCTTATGCCCATCGTGTTTTTCAGGTAGGGGTCGTTTATTATGATTTTGCATATTTCTTTTTTGTCGTGTGCCGGTGTCCACATTTGATTTTATCACCCCCCTGTGTTGTAGAAAAACTTGTGCATCTCGTTTTCTAAAAATTCTTTGACAACTCGCTGAAATTCGCTGTCAACTTTTGTGTATTGGTTGCGGATGTATCTCTGTTCCATTCTTGATATTCCGTTTGTGGGCTGAATCGGAGAGAATTTTTCCTCAAGGCTTCTCCCCTCCATCCTTCCGCTCGAAACAGCTTTTTGGCCGAGTATGTTAATGTATTCTCCTGCGGGTCTACCGACAATCTCAGTTGTTTTACGAACTGGATTCCACCAATGGCTGCTCATGTAGTCTTGCAAGTATGGATTTGTTGTGTCCATTTCCGAACCAGTGCCATAGCTTCGCATTATTGCTAACGCCCCATAGACAATCTGTGCTTTGACAACTCCTTCTGCATACTGTGCATATTTTTTGTCAATCGACTTCTTTTCGGGGTCTTTCATGCCTTGTGTCGAATCTGCGTACATTTCGTCAATCAGGGCGTCTGCAAGCTGAATGATTTTTTCAAGAAGTGCTTTCATGCAAGCACCAACGTCAAATCTTAATACCATTACTGCACCAGCCGCAACGCGTACTGCGCTATTCCGTAAACAGCTCCCGCCGGATTTGTTTCTATCAGCGAAGTTTCGATGCCCTCAACCTCATAGGTAATGTCGGTCAACACTCCGCCTAAAAAGCCTTTTTTGACAACCCTATCACCCTTTGACAAACCGTACCGAGCAGGAATTATCATGGTACATAGCGATTGGTCGAATTTTCCGTCTATTGTAATCCTTGACGTTTTAGGCGCTATGTTGAAACACGCATACACGTTTGTTGCGAAGTCGTCATAGGTTTCTTCGTTGCCCCAACACACACCATCGTTTTCACCGTCAACCTCTGCACCCCATCCGCTAAACTCAATGTCTTCAGGCGGCGTTTCGGGTTCTTCGTCCTCGGCATCACTACTCACCGACTTCCGTTTAAGGCTCACAACGTCTGTGCTTTTCGTACAGTAAATATCCATCAGGTGTTTTGAGAATGTCGGTTCAACAATCTTAGCGATAATTAAATATTTGTTGTCGGGGTCAATGTCCCGAACTATGTAGGCACCCTCTACAATAAAAGAGTCTGTGGCTATGTCAAGCGCCAAACTTCCTCTGAGCAAGTACGCCCTATCGACAAGATTGAATGTCGCCCTCGTTGCGGTGATAGCACCCATCTTTGCCCGTCTTGTGAGTGCCACGTTGCCGATTTTCTGTTCAATCGTGACAGCCTCCCCAAGAGTTCGCACAACCGAGTATAAATCCGAATTATTCATGGTTCACCGCCTTATGTCACCACAAAGCCAAAGAAAAATTCTTCCTCCGTGTCGGTAAGCATTATAATTATTTCGTTCAGCCTTTCGACAAGCGAAATATATAACGCTTCATCGGAGCTGTTGGTCTGTGCATACTCGATTTTGATATTCGGTGTCTGCTTAACCTTGACCGCTCCGTTGGTGTATGCCCCGTAGCAGTTCAACGCGGTCTGTATCACGACGGCGGTTTCTAAATCCGCAAGTTTATCTTCTCCGAATGTTGCCCATTTTGGCAACCGCTTTTTGATTTTCTTCTCGGCAAGTGGGGCGTTTTCCGCATAATCAATGTTGGCATCGGGTAGTGCGGCGACATCAAGTTTTAACATCGCCCGCACCCTGTCGTAAAAATTAGGTATGTCTGAATATCCGTTGTATGCCATCTTTGCCCCCATTCTTTGCTCTCGTTTTATGATAAAAAATCTTTGATAATTAGGAATATCGTTGCTGCCGCAAAAATTATCCCCCACCAATTTTCCGAAAGCCATTCAAGTATATCGACCCTTCCGCGCTCTTTCTGCTTCTTGATATCGTCGCCTTGCTCGTTTATTTTTTCATTCATCCGTGATAACTCACCCTGAACCGCGACAAGCGTTTTATCGAGGCTATTCATCGTTGCCGGAAGGTCCTTGAAATTCTCAAACATTGTAAACATTTTTGTGATATTCGCCTTTATTTCCGAAATGTCCTGTATGTTTCTTTCTACTTTTGCATCGGTTTTTTCAAGCGCCACTTCGGTTGCGTATCTAACTTCCATCGGCTTGTCGCTCCGTTTCAGCTATTTGGGGGAAGTGGGCTACCCGACTTATTTGATAAATCCAAGTAACCCACCACCTTGTATATCTTAATTCACTTTGTTATGCGATTTTTGCGTTATGCGGAAACGATGGTACCGACACACTGCATGAACTTACCATAACCCGAAATCTCGGAAACGGTCGCAAGCTCTTTCTGGTTGAGGATAGTCTTTGCGGTTTCCTGTATGCGTGAGCCGTTCGCTACATAGCGGTTAAGGGCATAGTCCTTGTTGAACAGAAGTATCTGGTTCTTATTGCCTGACGTCTTCGGAACGTCACCGTGCAGGAGCTTGATTTGCATATCGCCAATCTGCGGAATAGTTATAGATACTCTGCCGCTCGCACCAAACGCCTTATCTCTGTCATATGTCAATCCCGCAAGACTCTTGAAGAACTTATCGGGGGCGATAGCGGTTGTGGGAGGCAGCTTAAACTTGAAATAGTAATCAACGCAATCCTCAACAAACTCGGTGGCGGTAACAGTGTCTGCTGTCGCGGTAGCACTATCAATAATCTCTGCGGCGTTACTGTTGCCATCGCCATAAAGCAAGACATTAATGGCATCCTCAAGGTTCTGCTGTGCAACATCGTTCGCTATTGCGGTTATGAGTTTGCTCATGAGGTCAACGCGCCAGAACATGAGTGCTTCATATGTAGCCTCAACCGCGCGACCTTTTTTGAACAGGCTGATTGCGCCCTGTCCTGTCGTCAACTTCGCAAGCGGGAGGTCGGCACCTTCCTCGACGCGGAGTTTCTTGACGTTGGGCTGATTTGCGGTGGAAAGGAGGTCGAGTGTTGCGTTCTTTACGACGGTAGACGGCACGCCTATTTCGCCGCTCACAACATACTGCATAATGTCGGTTGCCAAGAGAGATTCGCGGAGCTTCGATTCCCAATAAGCGGGGAAAAGGAACTCGTCTGACCCCTGTTTGAACATATCCTTGATGATGCTGTTTCCGAATATGCCCGCGTCAATCATTGCCATCTTAACAGGCGTCATGTTTTTATATCTGTCATCTTTTGCTCTGCGGTCTGATATCTCATCGGCGTATTTTGTGTTAAGCACCTCGTCAAACGATGTACCCGTTTTAAGTACGTCCTGCGCTATCTCGTCGGTTATAATAATCTTGTTAGGCATTATTGTTTTTCTCCTTGTTGTTTTTATTCGTGTGCGGTTCGGCTTAAAGCTGGATGATTGCGGTTTTACCCGTGGTGTCAACAGAAAACGCCCTTGCCCTACTTATCAAGTCGGTCGTTGCGTTTGTGGCGGCAATTTGAACGCCACCCGAACCGTCAACACATACCGCTTTTCCGGCAACAGGAACGGCCGCCGTCACGGAAGTGATGGCGACACCCTCAACAAATCCGGTGAGCTTGAGAGAAGCAAGAAGCACATTAGAGTTGTTATCCTCTTTCCTGACTTTCTCGACTATTCCGAAAACGGGGTCGCCCGCCGTGCCATATCCGACAAGACCATTACCGTCTATTGCGTAGGCTTTTCCTTCCTCCGCCTCAAGTGTCGTAGCGATTGTAGCGGCAAGGGTAGGCTCAATCTGAAAAGTGCCGCTGTCTTTAATACCGTTATAACCTAATCCATAAACTGCCATATTGTGTTTATCTCCTTATTATATTGTTTTGCTTAAAATGCAAGGCTTTTGCCTGTCAGTGGGTCTATGTTTTTTTCGCCCTCGGTCTTGCCTGTGATTCTGACACCGGCTTTCAATGCGGCTTTGGCATTCTCGAACCACTCGTCAGAAATGTCCCGAATTTCGTCGTACTCCATATTGGAAAGACGCTTGCGCCACTTTCCCTCATCGAACTTATCATTGGCTCTTACGCCGTTCTTGACCGCGTTCTCAATTGCTTCCTGACGAACGGCTTCAAACCTGTCCGACAGATTTTTATAGTCTGCTTTCTTGGCTTCCAGTTCCGCCTTAACATTGGCAAAACTCTGTTCAGGCACAAAACCCTCACGCGCCCTTTCAACAACCCTGTCTACAAGGTCATTAACGCTCGTAAGTGCCTTGAAATCTTCCTCGCTTATCCCAAATTCCGCGAGTTTTACATCGTAAATCAGCACGTCTTTTACATCGTCCTCACTTTCCGTAATTTTGATTTTGTCCTTTATCTTGTCAAGAATCTTCTTGTCAAAATTCACATTGTTGAATATCACTCCGTCCGCACAAGCGGCGAGTTTTACGGACTCTTGAATTTCATCGCACAGGCCATAACCCTTTGCCTCTTTTGCGGTAAGCCATGTTTCGGCATCAACAAGTTCATTAAGTTTTTCTCTTGAGTCGTTGAACCGTTTCATGTAAATATCGCGCAACTGGCCGTCAACTTTTTCAAGCAAATCGGCAGTACGCCTTAAATCTTCGGAGTTGCCCCAAGCAAATGACGACGCGGGGTGAATCATCATAAAGGCATTTTCTTTCATCACAACTTTATCGGCGGCACAGGCAATAACCGACGCCATACTTGCCGCAAGACCTTCGACAATCGAAACGGTTTTACAGTTTTTCTTAGATTTAAAGTTGTCAATCACTCCGATTATTGCAAGCCCCGCAAATACACTTCCGCCCTCGCTATTTACCCTGATTTCAAGCGTATCAATGTCACCCATATCCTCGAGCGCCTGTTTTATGCTTGTTGGAGTGTTGTCGTCGTCGTACCACTTGGTATCTGTAATTTGACCGAATATGTAAAGTTCTCCGGTTTTACCACTTGCTTTTGCGCTTATGTATTTATTGATTATCTTGTTCATTTATTCTGTACCACCCTCATTTTGATTGCCGCTTTCAACGGGCTTGTCCGAACCGCCCGACCCCTGCTTGAGGTATTCGTATGAGCCGTCGGGTGGTTGCTTGCCCTCTGCCTTTTCTACGTTCGCAACATTCCGCGCCGCTTCGTCAATGTCAATGTAGCCGTACTCTTGCATTCTGCGGTAGGCTTCGATTTTTTTGATGTGGGCTTCAAGTTTGTCAAGTTGCTTCTCCCAATCAATTGGGTTGTGAGTTACCTTGCAGGAAATGTTGTAGCCGTTGACACGCGCCCAAATGTTCATGATGTTTTCGATAATTCGCTTTGAGGCTCTACGCATGGATTCTATCTTGCTGACAAGAATTTCCATTTCGACAGTGCCGAGCGCGTAACTTCCCTTGCCTTGACCGCGCCCCATAATTATCGGGGGTATTGCAAACGCCTGTGGTATCTCGATATTGGTAATCTCTGTAAACGACCTGACATCAACACCCAGCGAAGAATTTCCGCCGAGAATTTCACGCTTAACGCTGTCCCAAGAAACAAAGTCGCTCTTGTAACTCGCTTGCGAACACTTCAACCCAACCTCTGCGAAGAAAGCCTTTTGCGCTTCTTTGAGTTTTTCACGGTCATGCTTAACCGCTTCGGGCAGTCCTAAAATGAACTTCTCATTGTCAATCGTAACATTGTATCTCGGATAACCGATGCGCTCTAACACCGCACCCGAATCACGCATGAGTTTGAGGTAATGTGCCACCGCATAGACGGCGGCTTCAAACTGCAATACGCCATCGGGTCTGCCCGGTTTAGGTTCGTTTGGAATGTAAAAGAAATTGCCATTACACAAGTCAACTTTGGGGCCGCCGACCTTATCCGTCTTTTGGTATATCCTGTACCGCTTTAATTTTTCGTCCCACTCAAACTTGTCAATCGTGTCAACATCAACCACGACAACATCCTCAACGTCATCGGCATACTTGCTTACAACAACCTCGGCAGCCATGCCCCCCGACACCACCGCACCATAGTGGAACTGGTCGATTATGCCATCAAGTCCCGAAGCGTTGTTTACCCCCATCCGAGCGCAGAAATTGGTTGATTCTGCATCAAAATCCTTTGTCAACTTACCCGTTGCCTTATCAAACCACTCGATTTTAATTCCCTGATTCGCAAGTCGCAGATAGGTGTTGAGCGCCGCCTTGCCATCGGGGGTTTTTTCGACAATAAATCTTATCGCTTTTCTTGTGTCGGTGATTTCATTAAGTGC